CTGGGGCTGGCTCTACAAGATGCGCACCTATGCGCCGACCCGCGTCATGTCGCACGGCAGCTTGGACGCGGTGAAGGTGTACGTCGACGACACCGGCCCGGCCGATTACGCCAACCTCGACGCGCTGGTCTTCGACGTGAAGCACAACCTGCTCGCGCAGCAGTATCAGACCGCGACCGACCTGGTCGTGATCGTCGGCAGTGACCTCGTCCACGACAAGTATTTCAAGATCGTCTCGGACGCCGGTGACAAGGCAACCGAGCAGGTCGCGCGCGACGTGATCCTGTCGAGCCGCCAGCTCGGTGGTCTGCCGACCATGCAGGTGCCGTTCTTCCCGTCCAACGCGCTGATGATCACCAGCCTTAAGAACCTGTCCTACTACTGGCAGGTCGGCAGCGCGCGCCGCGCGGTGAAGGACGAGCCCGCCCTCGACCAGATCGAGAACTACGAGAGCATCAACGACGCTTTCATGGTCGAGGAATACGGCAAAGCCTGCCTCGTCGAAAATATCCAGCTCGGGCCGAAGGCTTAACCGCCTTCGTAACCCGCCACGCCCGCCTCTCTTCGATCAGGAACGACCATGAGCCCAGCTCGCCAACATCGGGACCGTCTCGCCGCTAAGGCACTCGACGCCGACCCGTCCGCAACGGTCGCTTCTTCGGAGGGAGGCGGGCAACCCGGCGAAACCATCGTGGCCGTCATTGACGGCCCGATGACGCCGGCTCGCCTGCACCGCCTCAAGCAGGCCGGCATCGCCGCAGCGTCCGCAGACGCGGTTGCGGACGTGATCACCGGCTCCGCACCTTCGCTCGGCACGGTCGCCGCCTTCGCTGCCAACCAGGCGCAGGCGCAGATCGTGCTTCGCCTCACCCATGACCTGCGCCGGCTGAAGGAAATCCAGTCGATCGAGCGCAAGGTCGACGCCAAGCGCGACATGCTGCCCGAATACCGGCCGTGGATCGATGGCCTGCTGCGCACAGCCGAGGAAACCGGCATGGGCGTGCAGGACGAGGTTCTGCCCACCATCATGGTCTGGGCGATCGACACCGGTGAATGGGCCTACGGCCTCGATCTCGCACGCTACGTGCTCGACCATGATCTGACGCTGCCCGCGCGCTACGCGCGCCAGCCCGCCACGCTGATCGCCGAGGAGTTTTCGGACGCCGCGATCTTCGTGCTCGAGCGCGACGAACTGTTCCCCCACGACGTGCTGTCCGACCTGTACGAGCTGACGCGCGCCGAAGACATGCCCGATGAAGTCCGCGCCAAGCTGCATAAGGCGCTGGGCCTGGACTATCTCGCCGTCCTCAATCCCGCGCTCTACCCCGAGGCAACGGATGAGCACCGCGACGCCAGCCGCCTCGAGGCGATCATGCACTTCACGCGCGCCATCCAGCTCAACTCGCGCATCGGTCTCAAGCAGAAGCTCGACAAGCTGAAGAAGGAAGCCAGCGCCGCGCCAGCCGCGCCGGCCGCACCTCAGACGCCACCCACGCCCTAACCGCGCCCACGCGCGGTCTACCAGCTCGCCCCCGGCGCTCGGGGGCGGATCGCACACGACGGGAGGGCCGCAAGGCTGAGGGCCGTCGCTGATCCGATCCCCACCCCCGAAACCGGAGGCGGGCTCGAAGGAACCCCCATGTCGCTGCACCTGCTCATCTGGCTTGTCGCCGCTTTCACCGCCTGCGGGATCGGCGCCTGGCTGGCAATGGCCGGTGTGATCCTCGGCATGGTCGACCTCAAACCTATCGACCATGTGCTCACCCGCCCCACGCAAGCACTGCTCGGCGCGTTCCTCGCGCTATTCGGCCTGCTGATCTTCATCGTTGGCGTCGCCATGATCGCGCGGGTGCTCGGGTGAGCAGCTTCAACTGCACACCCTCCATCATCCCGCCCGCCTCGGCCGAGACCGAGACGCCGATCGCCAACGACGGTTGGTTTCCCGACGTGGATCTCGCCTCGCTGCGCGAAGCCATGCGCCTGCGCGATTCGGTGACACCGACGCGACTGCGGAACGCCGCGCTCAATGCGATCATCACCGTCGGCGACCAGCTCGTCGCATGGCAGGGCAAGCAAGCCGCAGCGGGGTACGCCAGCCTCGGTACCGTGCCCGCCCCCACGCTCGACGGCAAAAGCCGCCTGGTGCAGCTCTATGCCCGCGCGATCGGCGCCTACACCAAGGCCGATCTGGTCGAGCGCTACCGCGACGTCGACCAGACCGCAGCCGGCCAGCGCAGCGTTGGCGAACTGGACAGCTCGGTCGAGGAGCTGCGCCGCGACGGATTGCACGCGGTGCGGGACATCAAGGGCGTCACCCGCACGTTCGTTGAGCTGATCTGATGCCCGACGTGATCCGCGCGCAGCAGGGCGACACGCTCGACGCGCTGCTCTGGCGCGAGCGCGGCCTCACCGCGACCGATGCCGTGAAGGTGTTCGAAGCCAACCCGGGCCTTGCCGACCTTGGTGTCATCCTGCCGCTCGCCACGCCCGTCACAGTGCCCGCGATCGCCGCGCCCGCGCCGCGCACGCTCCCCCTCGTCCAGCTCTGGGATTGATGATGGATAAGCAATTGCACCAGGTCATCGAAGCCCTGCTCGAGCTGCTCGTTGGCCTGTCCCCGGCAGCACTCGGCGCAGCGGTAAGCCTCGTCTACGAGAAGGGCCTCACCTGGCGCGAGCGCCTGGTGCAGTGGGCAGTCGGCATCATCGTCAGCTGGTTCGCCAGCCGCGCGATCGGCGCGCTGTTCTCGCTCAGCCCCTTCGTGCTCCAGGCGGTGTCGTTCACCTTCGGCATGATCGCCTTCAAGGCTGTGCCGCGCTTCATCTCAAGCTGCACCGACGTGGTCGTGGGCCTTCCCTCCGATCTGCGCGCGCGCTTCTTCCCCAAGAAAGACGAGTGATGCCCGACAACACCAAACCCAAGCCGCCTGGTGCCTTCCTCGCGATGGTCGGCGCGGCGTGCTGCGCGATCGCGGTGCCGTTCGTTACAGCCAAGGAAGGCACGGTGTACCGTGGCTATCGCGACATCGTGAATGTGCCGACCAAATGCAGCGGCGACACAAACGACGTCGTCGTCGGCCGGATCTACACAAAGGCGGAATGTGCCGAGAGCACGGATCGGCAGCTAGCCGGGCATGCCGAGCCGGTCCTGCGCTGCACGCCCGGCCTGCGCGATCATCCCGAGCAGCTCTCGGCCGCGATCAGCCTGGCGTACAACATCGGCGGCAACGCCTATTGCGGCTCGACCGTGGCGAAACGCTTCAACGCGCGCGACTGGTCGGGGGCATGTGATGCCTTCCTCGCTTGGAATAGGGCTGGCGGCAAGGTGGTCGCCGGGCTCGCCAACCGGCGCAGTGACGAACGCGCACTATGCCTGCGCAACCTCCCGCGAAAGGACGCATCGTGATCAAGACAGCACTCACCGCGATTGCCCGGTGGATCGCCAGCGAGACCGGCTGGCTCGTGCTGCTCGCCGTCGCCGGTGTCGGCGCGTGGCTCTACGTCCAGTTCGCCCAGGTCCGCGCCGACCGCGACAACGCGATCCACGTCGCCGACGTGATCTGTGCCGGCGTCGGCACCGGCTTTGCGCCCTCGGTTTCGCAGGAAACCAGCACCAATGGCAAGATCGTCCTGGTCGCGCACGCACGCGGCGTGCTGTGCCAGCGTAAGGTCGCCGACCTCGCCGACTTCAAGGCGCGCACCGATGAAGCCACGGCCGCGCTGCTCGCTCAAGCGCTGAAGGAACACGACGCCCGCCAGAACAAAGACAGCGCAGCCGCACGTGCGGCTGCCGACGCGGCACGCGCGGCCGCAGAACGCATGGAGATTGCAGATGCCAAGGCTGACCGGACGAACATTGTCGATCATGAGTGGTTTGCTGCTGTCAACGGCGTTGCCGGGCTGCGCGCATCGGATCGTTGAGGTGCCGGTCGTGAAGCCGGTACCCGTCGCGGTGCCGGTCAAGGATCCGGCACCGGCCGAGCTGACCCGTTGCGCCGAGCGCCCGCAAGGCCTCCCCGAAAGCAAAGCCATGCTGGCTCAGATCCCGACACCGGTGCGCGCCGCGATCATCCGCATCGCACGCGCCTTCGCGGCCAACGCGGCGCAGCTCGACCGCCTGATCGATTGGGGAGCACCCGGCACGTGCCCGGCCGGCAAGGCCCCCGCGAAGTGAAGAAGCCCGAGGGCCTTAAGCGATTGCTGCTCGCCGCAGTGCCAGGTCTCGCGGCAGATCCCACGCGCCTCGCGATGTTCATCGACAAGGGTAAGCTCGCCACCCGCGCGAACGGCTCCCTGTCGTTCGAATATAGCTACACGCTCAACATCGTCGTGCAGGACTATTCGGGCGAAATCGACGATCTCATGGTGCCGCTGCTCGCCTGGATCTCTGAACAGCAGCCCGACCTGCTCGAGCGGGATCCGCGCGAGCCGTTCACGTTCGAATCCGAGATCCTCGACAGCGACGCGGCGGACGTGTCGATCGACCTCGAGCTGACCGAAGCCGTGCGCGTCGTGCGCAAGCCCGAGGGCGGCTTCACCGCCACCCACCTCGACGAACCCGGCCGCGACGATGCCTTCGATGGCGTGTGCGGCGTCAACCTGTGGCGGTTGCTGCTGCTCGAGGACATGGTGCAGCCGACCGTCACCGCCATTCCGGAATGAGCGACGATCTCAGCCAGATCGAGGCAATCGCCGGCGCGCTGCTGCGCCGGATCAGCTCGGGCGAACGCCGCAAGCTGCTCCGCGGAATCGCGCGCGAGATCCAGAAAAGCCAGTCGGCGCGAATCGCGCGGCAGGTATCCCCCGACGGCGAGGCGTTCGCCGCGCGCCGACCCAAGCGCGACCCCAAACCGGGCAACCACACCGCCAAGTTCCTCTATCCCAAGGGCGCCGCCAACCCGCGCCTGGTGCTGATGAAAAGCTGGGTCCACGAAGGCCCGCTGCTCACCGGCTACGATATCGAGGTCGGCGGGATCCGCAGCTTCTTCTGGGACAAGGTCGACAAATGGCTGCCGGTCAAACCCGAGGAGCAGAACAAGGGCGCGGGCAAGTTCCGGCGCAAGGGGCGCATCCGCAACAAGGCGATGTTCCGCAAGCTCCACAACGCCCGCAACCTGCGTTCTGACGCGACCGATCAGGAAGCCTGGATCGGCTTCACCGGCCGCGCGGCCGAGATCGCGCTGGTCAGCCAGGAGGGACTGCGCGATCGCCCGGCTGCTAAGGCAAAGCCAGTGAAATACGCCCAACGGAAACTGCTCGGTCTCACCAACGCGGAACGCAGCTCGATCATCGACACGCTGCTGCGCCATATCAGCGAAGCCTAGGGTGCGCTGGTAGAGACCGTCTGCACAATAGAGCAGCGTAGCGCACGCGAGCGTTTCCCGGCGACTTGGCCGAATGCCACAGTCCTCAATCTCGAACAGCGTGGATTTATCGCGCCTGCCTGCCCCGCAGGTAGTTGAGGCGCTCGACTTCGAGACGATCTTCGCCTCGATGCTGGCGGATCTGCTGGTGCGGCTCCCGACGTTTGATGCGACGGTCGAATCCGATCCGGCGCTCGTTGCCCTCGAGGTCGCCGCGTACCGCGAGCTGATGCTGCGCCAGCGCGTCAACGATGCCGCGCGTGCCGTCATGCCCGCCTTCGCGACCGGCGCCGACCTCGACCAGCTCGCCGCGCTACTTGGCGTCGCGCGCCTGCTCATCACCGCAGCGGATCCGCTGAACAACATCGCAGACGTCTTCGAAAGCGACGACGATCTGCGGCGCCGCCTTGTCCTGGCGCCCGAGGGATACTCCGTCGCCGGTCCCGAAGGCGCGTATATTTTCCACGCCCTCTCGTCTGATGCCCGTGTGCTCGACGCCAGTGCGATCAGTCCGAACCCCGGCGAGGTTCTCGTCACTATCCTTTCGCGGACCGGAGACGGCGCAGCACCTGCGGACCTGGTCGCCGTCGTGGCGGCGTATCTGTCGGACGAAATGCGGCGGCCGATGACGGATTTCGTCACAGTTCAGTCGGTCTCTATCGTGCCCTATGCCATCGAGGCGATGGTGTTGACCTTCAGCGGTCCGGATCCCGCCATCGTCCTCGCCGCCTCACGCGCGCGACTCGATGACTACGTCGCGCGAAGCCGTCGCCTCGGCCGCGACGTCACGCGCGCCGGTGTCATCGCCGCTCTGGGCGGCGTCGAGGGCGTGCAAAACGTGCTGCTCACCTCGCCGGCAGCGGACGTCGTTATCGATAGCACGCAGGCTGCGTTCTGCACCGGTATCGCCATCACTTCGGGCGGCGTGGCTGAATGACTTCGCTGCTGCCGCCCTCCAGCACAGCGCTCGAATATGCGCTTGAGGCGGCGATGGCGCGGGTCGGCGAGGTGCCGGTGCCGCTGCGCGCGCTCTATAATCCCGATACCTGCCCGATCGAACTGCTGCCGTACCTCGCCTGGGCGCTGTCGATCGACACCTGGTCGAGCGACTGGCCCGAGTATGTCAAGCGCGCGCGGGTACGCACGGCAATTCCGATCCAGCGTCGCAAGGGCACGGCGCAGTCCGTACGGGATGTGGTTGCTTCGTTCGGCGGCGACGTTGCGATACGCGAGTGGTGGCAGCAGTCTCCACGCGGCACGCCCCACACGTTTGCACTGATCCTCAGCTTATCCGGCGCAAACGGAGCGGCGGCGAGCGCTGCGTTCATTGATCAGATGATGGACGAGGTGACCCGCGCCAAACCGGTGCGGTCACACTTCACCTTTACCCTCGCAGTGTCCACGCGGGGGCGCATCGGCAAAATCAGCGTGGCTCGACCCGCCACCTACCGGCGAATCACCGCAACGGCTGCGGCTCCAATCCCACCCAAGGCGCTACTTTCTCGAGGTGCCTCCCGTGTCCTTCTCAGCCCGATTAACGGGCGCATCCTTGAAAGACCTGCATAATGGAACTTCCTAGCGCGATGACGTCCGACGATATCGAGGCGGCGGGCGGCGACAAGGCGGCACGGGAACAGATCGCAGGCGTGATCAAGAGGACCGATACGTTGGCCGAAACGGTCGACGCGCAATCGAACACGCAAAGCCTGTTTCTGGGAGGGGCAATAGACGATCTCGATAGCTTCGATGAGCAAGGCGGCAAGACTGGACCTCTCGGGTATTACCCCGTGGTCAATGCAGCTGGCGAGACGGTCTACACGCCGTGTCTCGCGCGCATCAATGCCAACGCCAATGCTGCGAGCCCGGCCGTCTCTCTGCCGAACCTGAACCTCAACCTCGCTTTTGGCCGGAGCTAGAACATGACGGTCTATTACGTCAGCAATGCCGGTGACGATACCGCAGCCGGAACCTCACCGAGCACGCCTTGGGCGACGGCAGCGCGAGCCATGACGACGTTGCTCCGGGACGGTGATCAGGTGCTGTTCCGCCGCAATGACACTTTCATCGGCTCCCTGAATATACAGCGCTACACGCCGTGGAAGCTGGGCAACGCCCGTCTGCTGATCGGCGCGTATGGCTCCGGGCGGAAGCCGAAGATCTCCGGTTACAAGTCGATCCCACTGGCAAGCTGGGTTCAGCACGTTGATCCCGATCCTGCCAAGGCACGCGCAAATGTGTGGAAGGTGGCGATCAACGACGCCGGCAAGGTGGGCGGCTACAACACGTTGGTTGGCCTTGCCGGCGCAAACATCGGGTTCCTGAAAGTCGATCGCGCGATCAAGGGTCAAAAGCGCACGTTGCTTGATCTCGCGGTCAACGACTGGGACTTCTACTCGGACGGAGCCGATTGGCTTTACGTCTGTTCCGCAACAAACCCTGGCAGTCGCGCGACCTCGATCGCGGCTGCGCCGGCGACAAACGGCATATCAGGGGGCGGCGGTCGATCCGGGATCAATTTCGCCAGCCTCGATATCTTGGGCTTTGGCGGTCACGGGTTCGGGTTTAGTAAGAATACCGACCTTTCCATTGCCGGCTGCACTATCCGCGAGATCGGCGGCTGCTTTGGCGGAAACGGCACGACGCGGTTCGGCAACGGCATTGAGTTCTATGGCCCGGGCGGCGCGCGCGTAAACGTCGTTGGAAACCTCATTCAGGACGTGTTCGACGTCGCCTTCACCATGCAGGGCAAGCCCATTCTCCTCGCGACCGACGGGTGGGAGGACATCGCCGTGCGCGGCAATCGCGTTGTGCGATGCTCTCAATTTTTCGAGACCTGGGCGCAATACGGGGACGCGCTGAACGCTGGCCCAATCCCGGCTGGGGCTGGCTTCCGTCGTGTCGCTGTGGAAGATAACGAGGTTGTCGATTGTGGTTACGGGTGGGGTTCGCAAGTCCGCCCCGGCACGGCAAGCCATGCGCCGCTCCTTAACTACGCGATGGAGGCGCCGGTCAACGACATCGCGTTTCGGCGAAACCGCTTCCACGGCTTTCCGGGCGCCCTGATCTATACCGCTGACGGCTTTCCGCTCATCGCGCCGGGCACGACGATCGAGGACAACACGGTTGTTTTCGACAACCCGGATCAGCCGATCCACCACCAGCTTCCCTACAAGCCGGCCGACTGGAATGCTTTCCAGACCGCGACCGGCGCGGGTCAAGGCTGCGCGCCGCTGGTCGGGAGCAAAGCGACCGCGACGGCGGGGGTGGCAGAAGCCATAAACGTTCTGTCGGCCGCGACCGGTTCCCTCGCCAGTGGCAATCAAGCCGGCTTCGGCGCTGCATCGGCAGCGGCCGGCTCCGCGTTGCAGGCGGAGCATGTCGCAGACGTCGCTAGTCGCACTGCCGCGACCAGCTTTGAGACGCTCAGTGTGAACGTAGCCAACGCGAACACTTGGGCACCGCTACTTACGGTCAATTTGACAAATCAGGTCGCACGCTTCGACGCGGTGCTGAACTATATGACGTGCGGCGACCAGACCGCGAACCGTGGTGGCGTCGGTCGCCTCAATCTTCAATTCGTCGCTAACGCCAGTTTGACCGGCCTTGCGTCCTGCGGTGTCGATCTACTTCCCGATCTGTATTTCCTGACCCTCACAAACGCTTCCTTTGCTGTGGTGGTCAACGGCGACGGCACGACCGTTACGGTGCAGCTGTTCGTCAACATTGGCCTGGATGACTTCCTCAAGATGCAGTTCGGCCCCACACGGGTCAGCGTCACCAGCGACCAGTACGTGAGCTACGCCTTTCTTGATCGTGCGACGCTCCTGACAAGCCTGCCCGCAGGATCAGTGACCTACAGTTCGCTGACGAACTTCGCTCCGGCGCTTCGTCCGCTTCAGGGCAGCGGCGCGCCAACCATGATCCCGACGCGCATCGGGCAGGTTTATAACGATCTCACGAACAAGCGCACCTATACCGCGTATGGGAATGGGTTCGTGACGGACTGGGTGCAGACGGCCGGCAGTACCGCATCCCTTCCGGTGTCCTACACCACCGGCAACACGACCGCGATGGACGCAACGCTCTGGGCGCCCGTGTTGACGGTCACCATCACAAATGCGTCTGCGCGCTATGATGGTTTGCTCGCCTATATGACGGGCGCGGATAGCGACGCCAACGCAGGCGGTGCCGGGTATCTCAGGCTTCAGTTCGATCCGAACCCCGGTCTGACCGGGCTGACAAATTGCAGCCTCGACATCATTCCTCTGCTGCCATTCCGGACGCTGAATTCCGCGTCGTTCGTAGCTGTAGTAACAGGCGACGGCACGACCGTGACCGTGCAAGTTCTGGTGAACATCGGTCTCGATGCCTACGCGAGAATGCGGGTCACGCCGTCGATCTCCTTCCCATCGGCGTCGCAAACGGTTGCCACGTTCATCGACGGGGGCGTACCAGCGGCGCTGCCGGGCGGCACCGCCACCTATAGCTCTACCAGGAACGCGATTACATCCGGCCTGACGTTCACGCAGACCGCCGACAAGGCGGTGACGAATACCGCATCGGCCACCTCGCTGCTCGGCACCGGCAATGGCTCCCCAACCATCCCCGCCAACGCTGCGGCGGCAGGCCGTACGTTCCGGCTTCGATTGAGCGGCACCATCGGGACAGCGGCAACGCCGGGCAACCTGACGTTGGCGCTGAAGCTCGGTACGACGACGATCGCCGCGGCGACCCTTGCTGCGTTGCCAGCGAGCGCGTCGGGTGCCGGCTGGCAGGCCGAATTTGACGTGACGTTTCGGAGCGCCGGCTCTGCCGCGACAGTCATCGCCACCGGTGCTGTAGCGCATGACAGCGGCACCGGCCGGGGCGGCGCATCACTTAATCCCGGGGGCAACACCGCGACCGTAGACACGACAGCGGCGCTCGCCTTCGACGTGCAGGCGACGTGGTCGACCGCCAACGCCGGCAACACCATCACCAGCAAAAACGCCACTCTCGTCGCGCTTAACTAGCGCCCCAAGCCTCTGCAACGGCAGACCTCATCCACCTCGCGAACCCGAGAAGATAGCATGACGATCGAAATCACCATCACAACCGCCGGATATGGGGCGCTGATCAATGCCAAGGCGACCGGGACCGATGCCATCGCGATCACGGCTTACGGGATTTCGCAGGTTGCGGTCGCGCCGACACCTGATCTTACCGTGTTGCCAAATGAGCTAAAGCGCATCGACAGCGTATCGGGCGGTATCGTGGCCCCCGATACGATCCATGTCGTTTTGCAGGATCTGGGCGACGACGCATATTCAATGCGCGCTTTCGGTCTGTATCTGAGCGATGGAACCCTGTTTGCGGTCTACGGGCAGGTTGACCCGATCCTGATCAAGACGGCCAGCTCCAATGCGCTGCTCGCTACCGACATTCAGTTCACCGATATCGACGCCAGCAATGTCACCTTCGGCGCCACCAACTTTTTCAACCCGCCAGCAACCGAAACCGTGCAGGGCGTCGCGGAGATCGCGACGCAAGAAGAGGCCAACACCGGATCGGATGACAAACGATTTCTGACGCCGGCTAAGGCCAGGGCGGCCATCCTTAAATGGCTTGGGTTCACCCCGATCCAGCAGGGAACCGGCATCGGGCAGGGTCGAAACACTATCAAGATCGGTTGGAGCGGAAGCCGGCTGAAAGTCACGGTTGATACCACCGACCAAGGATATGTGGCGACGGATGCCACCTTGGCGGCTGGACAGGCCTACGTGAACGGCACGGGTATGGCGCGCAAAGGTCTCACGCTTTGGGGGCCGGATAATGACGGCTCCGGCTCCGGCCTCGACGCCGACACGCTCGATGGTCTCGACTCGACCGGCTTTGCCAAGTCGGCAGACTTCGGGTTCGCCGCCAATGCGACGGTCTCGTGGGAGAAGAGGCCTAACGGTATCATCGAGCAGTCCGGAACGGTGACGATCCAGCCTAACGGTACATCGACCATTTCCGTTGCCGTTGCGTTCGCGATTGCCTTCCCGAATAGATGCTTCGGCGGCAATGGAAACTCGCTCACGACT